ACTTCGAACCAAAGTTGGGTAACCGATTTATTATGGAAATCGATGGTATAGAATCATATATAATTAAAACCGCAGCAAGACCAACTTTCACTTCAGAGATAGTTGAGTTAGACCATATAAATGTAAAGAGAAAGATTAAAGGAAAATCCAATTGGGATGATGTTGAAATCACTCTTTATGACCCAATCGTTCCATCAGGCGCTCAGCAAGTGATGGAGTGGGTAAGACAATCACACGAATCTATCACAGGTAGAGATGGATATGCAGCTTTCTATAAGAAAGACATTACATTCTATCTATTAGGACCAGTAGGTGATAAAGTTGAACAATGGACTCTTAAAGGAGCATTCATTTCTTCAGCAAACTTTGGTGAATTGGATTGGGCTTCAAATGACCCACTTTCAATATCTTTAACTCTAACTTATGATTACGCAATCCTTGAGTACTAATCTCTAATAGGTAAACTTTAAAATAATTAAGAAGGGGGTGTAGAAATACATCCCTTTTTTGTGTCTTATTTAGAATGATTCCAAATTTTAAAAATAATCCATAAAAAGCTTGACTTTTAGAGTGAAATATAGTATATTTACTATGTAATAAAACGATAAAGATATGGAAAACGAAGAAATTGTTGCGATGAATGTGGTTGAGTATGTTGATTTCTTAATTGCGATGGCAGAGTTCAACGGGCATAATGACCCACACAAAACCAATTGGGATTATTGGGCTTGGCATGGATTGGTGAGTGAAACTCGATATAGTGAGGCAACTCTGGCATTAGATTTAAGAGGTATTTATTCTTGGAAATCTAATTATTAAAATATAAATTTTCGTAGTGTTTAGTAGAAAGGAGGACAGAAATGTTCTCCTTTTTTTATTTATATATATTTATATACAAACATTAAGTTATTATGGAAGAAAAATTAGAACAAAAAGTTACAAGAGGATTGGGTCAGCAAAGCTCACCAAAATCGTACCCATTCCCAACAGAGGTTATCAGCTTACCATCAAAAGGTTTATGCTATCCTGAACATTCTCCGTTATCAAAAGGAGAAATTACAATCAAATTAATGACTGCAAAAGAAGAAGATATTCTTACTTCTACGAATTTGATTAAAAAAGGTATTCACTTAGATAAACTATTGGAATCGGTAGTAGTAGAACCAGGTGTAAGAATAGATGATTTATTAATAGGAGATAAAAATGCCATTTTAATATCATCGAGAGTTTTAGCATTTGGACCTGAATATGCGGTAACAGTAACAGACCCAGCGGAAGGTGTACCAACTGAGGTTACAATTGACTTATCTAATATAAAAATTAAAGAAGTTGATGAATCCGTTTTAAATAGAAGAAATGAGTATGATTTTACTCTTCCCGTTTCAAAATCACAAATTAAATTCAAATTGTTAACGCATGGCGATGAAATCTCAATTAATAAAGATGTGGAAGCTAGTGAGAAAACATTGAAACAAGGAAATGAAATTACTGCAAGATATAGAAGAATTATTGTAGAGGTAGATGGTAATAGAGATTTGGGTTATATCAGTAACTTTGTATCAAATAGATTATTAGCTGGAGATTCAAAGGCATTACGAAAGTATATGTCATCTTTAACTCCTGATTTGGATTTAACATTTGATTACGAATCTCCATTCACCGGTGAGAAGGAGGCTCTCCGAATCCCATTTGGGGTTGACTTTTTTTATCCTTCCGAGTAACTATTCTGTAGGCCTACATCAAAAGATTTTTCAAATGTTGTATTTTTCCAATGGAGGGTTTAATTGGGGAGATTTGTATAGTATGCCTATTAAATTAAGAGAATTTTATTGGAGAGAATTGCTTAAAGCTAAAGAAGGAGAGAACGAAACTATTGAAAAAGCTAATACAAAGACAAACAATTCTTCGAAAATAAGAAGAAGATGATATTTATAATAAAAATATAAACAAAATTTCATGTCTAAAAAAATAATAACTGAAATAGCTATATTAGATAAATTGTTTTCTATGTTCTTTAATGCAAAAGCTGAAGGAACTGAAGATAAATTTATAGCTAATATTAGAAAAAAAGATCCAGAATTAGCAGATTATTGGTCTAAATGGGATAAGGATATGGAATCCGCTTTGCGTTCTGCTAAAAGAGATTTAAAAGCAAGTAATTTATCTACGGATAAAGTAGATGACTTTTTGAAAAAGAATTATTAATTTACTCTATATTAATCATTAATGGCTAAAGGTAAAGGTAAGGGTGGTTTAAATACAGACTCTCTAAGAGATTTTGATGAGTACGAAGGTGCTCTGAATAGCATTACCAATACTTTAGGTAAACAAAGTGATATATACGGCTTAATCAATAAAAAATTAGAAGCAACTAAAACATTAGTTGGTAGTATTGCTGATAAGATTGATAATGCAACGGATTTAGAAGATAAACATAAGAAAAGTATATATGCAGCAGCTGAAGCTTATAAAAAGAGTAAGCAAACTATTGCAGAAAGTAATTTAGAATTAAAGAAAGGTAATATAACTCAAGAGGAGTACAATAAAGCTGTACAAGAAAGTTATAAGAGCTATGAGAAGGTAGTAAGTGCAATCGACACTTCCAACAAATCAGCAAAAAGAACGGTAAGCACTTTGAACAAAATGGGGAATGAGATGAAATCATTCGCCGAAGCTGCAAAGAAATCCGAAGAAAGGATGGAACAACTTGGTACAGCTCTTGATGAGTTGGGAAGTAGTGGTATTCCTGTAATGGATAAAATATCTGGAGCTTTAAAAAACATTGCTAATAAGGATGCAAAAGGTGCAAAGTTAGCAATTGTTGCGTTAGGTGCCGCAATTGGAGGCCTAGCCGCTAATTATTTTGGAGCCCCACTTGCGGCAGCAATACAAGCTGGAAATGATATAAAGCAAACTGAAATAGATAGAGCCAAAGAAGTTGGTAGTATCGAAAGTGAAAGAAGGTTTATTGATAAGAAGATTGGTATGGAAGTTAACCAATCAAGAATAGATAGTGCTAATGAAGTAAATAGATTAACAATAGATGCGGCTTATGCTCAACAAAGAGCCGCTAATCAGTTTTCAGCAACTATGAAAAGTGCAGCAGCTGAATTCTCAGCGGCTTCTAAAACTGCATTCTTTGGTAACGCAATTGGTGGTGTAGGGTATGCATCCGCACAAATGCAAATGGCTGGGATTGGTGCCGATAGAGTAGCCGGTGCAATGAGTGCCGCCGCTGATGCAACGGGTAAAATGTCCAGTGCGAAGGTTGGGGCTGATATGGCTATAATGGCTGCTAGAACCGGTCAATCTGAAGAAAGTATTGCATCAATTAGTGAAGCATTTATGCGAATGGATGGTTTAAGTGAATCATCCGCTATCAATATGCAAGAAGGGTTGAGAGCTATGGCTGATAGCGCTAAGATAAATTTAGGTGGATTGATGTCGGAAATGGCTGAATCATCTAAAGATATGTTAGGATATCAGATTAAAAGTACATCCGCATTAGCAAAACAAATTACATTTGCAAAAACATTAGGTGTTAAGTTTGGAGATATAGCAAAAGCTGGGCAAAGTATGGTATTAAACTATCAAGATAGTATTAAGGCCGAAATGCAGTTATCAGCTATGTTAGGTAAGAATGTAGACCTTTCAGAAGTAAGAGCTAAGTTTGCTAGTGGTGATACCGAAGGTGCACTAAAATCATTACAAGCTCAAGGGTTAGACCCTAAGAGTATGGATATGTTCCAACAGCAACAATTATCATCCGCATTGGGTGGTATGGATTTATCTACATTATCTAAGGTGGCTACCAATACTGGCAGAAGTGGTGGAGATTTGCAAGCAGGAAATGCAGGAGCTGGTAATAAGAGTTTTTTACAAAGAAGTACAAATGCACAAGCATCCCTTGCATCTCAACAAGCACAAATATCTGCTGACCAAGCAATTGTTGATGCAAAACTATCACAACAAATAACTGAAGCTTATTTAACTTCAGATGGATATAAAACATATCAAAATGCATTGGCTGACCAAGCGGTTAAGCAAGCTAATTTGAATGCAGAAATTACGAAGGCATTTCAAAATACTCAAGCATACATCAATGCAATTGCACAAACAAACCAATTAGCAACCGAAAGAGCATTTACTGAAAACTTAATTTCAGCAGGTGGTGCTATATTAGGTGGGGTAGTTGGGAAT